CTCTTCAGGGCTGATATGAAGAAAGAATTTCAGAATGGTCGTGCCATTCTGTGAAAGCATTTTCTCGAAGTCGTTGATCAGGTCGTATCGTTTCGACCTCGGCAAGCAGCGGATTGAACAGCTTGCTCGCCCCCTGCACCACCAGCGTATCCTCATCATCCTTGCCGAAATAGTCGCGATACTTCTGATGAAGCAGCCCGATCTTGCGGTACGGCGTGCTAATGCCGACCAACAGACCGTTGGTGGTAGCTAGCGCCGGCAGCACGGCGGTGTAGGTCTCAATGTCGGGCGTGGCAGAGGTTTCATCGCGCCACCAAGCCGCTTCATCGAAGATACATCCGCACAAAGTCCGGCCCCTGACCGTTCTGTAGCTATTCGAGTGGACCCCGATGATGACGCCGTTGCGCAGCCTGATCTCATTGGCCGTGATGTCCTCAATCTCCTGGGCGAGAACGGGAGAGGTGGTGAGAAAGGCGCGGGCATACGAGAAGACCCCTTTGGCCTGGTCGATCGAAGCCGCCAGTACGAGGCACAGACCCCTTTCACCGGCGACGAGCGTGTGCCGGGTGAACAACGCGATAAAGCAGGCCAGCGCCGCGGCCATACGGCTCTTGCCAGATCTTCTCCCGCAGATCGCCCAAAACTCCCGCACCCGATTTTTCGGCGGTGTCCGACCACCAGCCACACTGGCGAAGATCGCAGCCTGCTCGGCCGTGAGCGGCAACCCAAACGCCGCGGCCAGCACCGCAAGCCAGGTCGACCAGCTCGATGCATCCCCCAGCGCCGCACCAAGCAGCGCACGATCAAGAAGCGCATCGCGCAAGGAGATAGGAGAAGCGTCGGCGCTCATTGCGTGCCATCCAGATTGACGGCGCTGGCCTCGCTAGTGCGATTTTCGGCGTCAAACGATGCCGGACCAAGGTCAGCCGCATTTGGCTCACCAGCGGGCTCATGCACGGCTCTCGCGCTCAAATATTGCCCCAGCCTCGGCGTCACATCGCGCGGACGACGCTGCCAACCAACGGCTTCGCAGTGGCGACGCTGCGTGTTGGACAGCCGGCTATAGAGATCGAGCGATCCTGCATCAGGTTCACCACCTCCGGCACGAAGAGTGGCGAATCCGTCCTCCATGTGGACGAGCTCAGCTTCGAGGGCGCCAATACGTCGAGCGGCCATGCGTTCGAGCTCGCTGATGGCATCATCGCCACCGCAATGCTGAATCACAGCTCGATAGGTGTCGCGCATGACCCGCGCCCACGGAGATCGACCGTCAGCAGTGGGTAAGAGCGCGGTGCCATTCGTGATCCGTGACCAAAAACGTCGCCTAACAGGGGGATGATCTGCCAACGAGTTTTTCTCGCGTTTTCGTTACCCCAGCGGTACCCCAACCTGCATCACGAGCACCGCCGATGAGTATAAGTGCCTGTAATTACGGAGAAATACAAGACCCGATTAGGTGATGGTCAGTCACGTGGAGCGCTGGGAGGATGCCAGGTGACGGCGCTGAGTTTTGTTGCTGACCTGTGGTGGTATTTGGCGCCTCCTCACAAGCTCGCAAGCTCGCATCGCAAGCTCGCAAGGTGGAGGGACCTCAGGGACTAAGGGGACTCTCACTATTAGCTTCATCTTTTTTGCTGCAATCTCGCGCGTACTGATAGTCGAGCTCCACTAGGTCCTTTGAGGTCCCCTTGCTTATCTCAGCTGGGCAAGCAGCTTCACCGCGCTTGTATCGCTTCGAGCGGCGAGAGCAGTCATGCCGCCGACAGCATAGACGGCTACCGCGCGTAAAAGCTCAGCAAGCTGACGAGCAGCTCCAGCATCAAAACGGCAATAAGCGCCATGGGTCAGCTGCGCGATGGTACGGAATGTCTGCTCGACCTTCGGGTCGCGACCTTCCTGAAACACGAAGGCTGGCACTCCAAGCTCGCTGGCGGCATGGGCGAGCGTGTCCGGGTTCTCCTCCGTCGCGTCGCCGACGAAGACGAGCGCGTTCACCCGTAGCAGCTTGGTTTCCTTGCTGGCGTGGATCAGGATTTTTTCGATCTGGGTGTGCCCGGCATTGCAGGCGATCTGCGACATGGTCTTGGCGAGCTGCTTGGGATTGGAGATCCAGCGCGAGGCGCGGCATTCGTCTATCCCGCGATAGTAGGCCAGCTGCACATCGAGACTACCGGTAGCGGCGACCTCGCGGAACATTTCCGCCTGCAATGTGCAGGCCGTGTCCCATGTGGGTTGCCGGCTCGCAGTGGCGTCGAGAGCGAAGATCAGGCGCCCGCGCGTGCCCGAGCTTGTCGGGGCGAGCGTCTTGAGCTCGGCGAGAAAGGCATCGACTTCGGAAGCTGCGGGTGCGCTTCCGCCGCGGTTCGTGACCGAAGACCTGCTTTGGTTGTCATCCATCTAGGTGACCTCCTTCAGACAGAATTGAGCTCGACCGTCACGAACGTGCGGCTTCCTGATCAGCCAGTATTTCTTGCCGTCACTCCCTCTCGCCACGCGCCCGATGTTGCGGCGCAGCCACTCACCTAGGCGCTTAGCCGAGATGTTCCCGTCCTTGTCACCGGCTATGCGCACGAGCAGCTGCTTGAACACGGGAGGATTAAAGCCGGCGGGCGCCGCGGATGCGGCCTCGACGATGCTGGCGCTGGCATAAGGCTCATCGAGCTTGAGCTCTTCCCGCCATTGATCGACCATCTCGCGCAGATCGGCGAGCTCGCGCGGCTGCGACGTAGGTGCCCCGGCTGGCCGCGGCCTGGCGCAGCGTGTCGCGGTCGAACTTGCGCAGCTCCGGCCGTTCATCCAACGTCTCGAGGTTGCACACGAGACCGCGGCGGACCATGTCGCCCTTGAAGGTGATGTTGTTGCCGGTGGCGTAGACTGCGGTATGGACCTCACAGTCCGGCGTTTCGCTGCGGCCGAGGATCCTGATCTTGACCACCGGTCGCTCGGCAATCTGGCACAGGAACTCGCCGCCGAGGTCGTGGGTGCAGTTGTCTAGCGAGATCATCGGAATGCCGCTCAGGACTATGGACCCGAGGCGTTTCTCCGTTTCTTCAACGCTTTTGAGCGCGGTGATGACCGGACACAGCCGGCCGGTCGCGATCACAGCGGCGGTATCGACGAGGTAGCTCTTACCTGTACCTGCCATATGCGCGCGTACGAGCAGCATGGGCGCCGTAGGCAGTGAGCCACGCACCAAAGCTGTCAGCAGGCCGGAGAGTGCGACGGAACGATTAAGCCGCTTCTCGTGTTCACCGCTGATGCGCGCGAAGGAAAATTCCGAATAGAGATCGATCAGTAGCTTGAGCGCTGCCTGCGCCTGGTCCTTGGTCGGGTGATCCGGTATCGGGGGGAGTTGAAATCCGGGCAATAGATATAGTTCAGTCTCGGGATCGTGGCCTGGATCGGCGAGTAGCGAACCATCCGGGCGCAGCGTCGGGATGCTGATCACGCCGGTGACGTGTGGGAACCGCCAGCGCCGCTCGCTTGCAAGGATAACCCGCACGTGATGCAGCGGCGGATCGGTCTCGACCCAGGCATTGCGCTTGCGGTCGTATTTCTGAAACGCCGCGGCTTCCGCGGCCGGACCCAGGAAGGATTCGGGAGAGAGAGGCCGCAGGCGTGCGACTACGGTCTTGCGTCCATCCGACGCTGACATGTTCTCGGCGACGGGTTCGACCAGCATACCGGCGCGCGAGAAGATCGGCAGCCCCGATGCGAGCAGCGCGTCCTCGGTTTCACCCAGGATGCGTAGCAGCTGACCGTCCATGACCTGAATGGTGGGGCGGGCGCCCTGGGGTGGCGGCTGCGGCCGTGTGCGCGGCTGCGCCCGGCCGGCCTGGGCGCCGCTGTCTATGGTGCCCTCTACCGATGCCGCACCGTCGTCGGCAACCAGTCCGCAGGTCTCCGCTGCCTCGAACAGTCGATCGCGCACCTCCTGCTCGTCGAGCCCGCCGCTGGCGACAATTTGGAACAGGTTGAAGGCGGCGGTGTTGAGCGTGTGGTTGCGGGTGCCCGGCTGCGCGGAAGCGACGGCCTTGCACTCGCGATCGAGGGCAGCCTTCGCCCAAGCCTTGGCCTTGGTGGCCTTGGCCAGCATGATCAGCCAGTTCGGCGCCAGCACGGCCTGGGCGACGCCGTTCGCGACCCAGCGATACTCGCCGCCGGTCGCGTTCTTACTCGGCGGTAGACAGACGTAGCCACCATTGCCACGCACATCGATCCCGGGACCGATCTTGCCGGCGCTGTTGCGGATTTCGACGTTGTTGTCCCAAGCGAAAATAAGATGCTGCCCACCACGCGGCGTAATCGTCGTCAGCGTTTCCGGGATCGAACCGCGCTGTGTGATCAGCTGATCGAGCGTGGCCTTGCCGTTGATCTTCCTGGCCGGATCGAGATCGAGATCGACCACCCACATTCCACTGACAGGGCCGGTCGGTGCGCCAATCATGGCGTTAGGCCACTTCTGCCACCACGCACGGATCTGCGCCTCGTCCCTTGTTGCGTCCTTGAAGCCGCTGGTGGTGAGTGGCTTCTTGTCGAGAGGGTTACAGGGAAATATCGGGGTCCCCAGCCGCGCATATTCGAGTGCGGCATCGAGTTCGGTGGGTGCCTGGTTGGCTTGTGGTTGCGGGCTCATGTGATCTTTCCGCCCAGCTGATAGAACAGGCTGTGCAGGTATTTGTGCATGTTTGGGGTCGGCTCGTGCCCGTACACGGTGCGGGCGGCCATCTTGTCGATAAACTCATGGTTCCTTGCAGGAAGCCGATGCTTTTCCCGCTGCACGAAGAGCGCCACCTCGGTCCATTCGAGCTTTCCATCGGTGTTGCGGAATGCGCCAGTGCCGTGCTGCTTCGATTCCGCCGCCCTAACACCCTCGGCGTAGCCGACGGCGTGGGCGTTATCGATCGCGCTTTGAATTTTCTGTTTGTCAGCGCTGGTCAGACTGCCGTTTACCTTCTCGACACGATCAGCAAGAGCGTGAACGTCAACGCCTTTGTCCTTACTGATGGTTTGCAGGATTCGCTGAACGCCAAGTATTGCAGCAGTGCGCTCGCTATCGCTGGCGCTCAGCAGCATGCGGATACAGGAGGCAAGCTTTTTGGGAATTGGGCCTAGCGGGTCGGGCGCGCTCACGCTCACCTCCAACACCGCTCTTTGTGCGGGCATATCCGGCAGCGCCAGTCGCTCGCGTCGTCATAGGCGCGGGGTAGGAGCTCACCGGCGCGCGTGGCCTCGATGATGTTGACGGCGCGATCGCTCCAGAGCTGCGCACGCTCGGCATTGAACGGCACGAGAAAGTGCAGCCACTCGCAGGTATCGGCGTTGGTGACGGTGAACAGTGCAGGATTGGTGACGTCGAGATAGCTTTGATACAGCGCGACTTGAGCGAGATATTGCGGATACTTCTTCTCAAGCCCGTCGCGCTCCACCGCACGCCAGCCATTGGTATTAAGAGCCTTGTGCTCCCAGATCGCCGGATAGATCAGATAGGCGCCTGGTAGGTTAGGGCCGTGGGTGATGATGCCGTCGGCGTGCCCGCGCAGCGCACCACTGGCGGCGGTGAATTCCAACGCTTCGGGCGGCGCAAACCTGAAGCCGGCCGCTTTGAGATGCTGGCGCATGCGCTCCTCGAAATGATGTCCGCGGTTGAAGATCTCGCGCGTCCTGGCCGCGAGCTCCGGCTTGCACCACCAATCAAATTGAATGCGACGGGCGCATTCGTGTCCGACAATTGAGGAGCCTAGGTAGGATCGCGGAAGCTCGGCGACCGTTGCCGCTGCGCGCTCGATCGCCTCGTTAATGGCGCCGTTAATTGGCTCGATCGAGAGGTTGGCGCGATTGAGGTTGAGCACTGGAAAAACCTTAGATTCCGATCGGGTCATTGAATTCATCGGGCGTCATCAATGGACCGCCCGCGGCGGCGTTGGCCTGGCCCGCGATCTCATCCGCGCTTGACCTGCGGGTGATACCTTTGCTGCTCAGATCGCGCGCGATCATCGCTTTGCGGATCAACGGCATGGCTTTGAGCAGGAAGGCGACGATGTTGTCGCGCGGCCATTGCGCGAGCGGTTGCGACCAGTCGATGATCTCGGCGCAGGCGTCGGCCAGCTCCGGTAGGATCGCCTCTACCGCACCGGCGTCCCATGGCTGGGGATCGAGCGCGACCAGGCGGATCAACTGCTCGGTATCGAGTTGCTCCGCGGTTGCCTGCCGGGCACGCGTGCTGATCCAGGCGAACAGCATAGCGGTCAGGATCCAACCCCATTCCGTCTCGCTTAGCCGTCCAATCGGCGTGCCGGGTGGGATGGGGCCGTCCAGACGGACGACCCCGCGCGCAGCGGTAATGGCCGCGGCGGTGGCGTCGCGCTGCCACTGATCCTCGATCGCGGACAGGGAGACCTGTCCGACTTGATGGATTCTCACGTCGCCCACTCCGGTCGCGCGATGGGCGCGGAGCTGGGAGGCGGTGTCGTCGGTGGGGTGCTGCCACCACCGTTGAATGGAGGCGGCTGTTCGACCGGGTGGTACTCTTTCCGGTCGGGCGTGATGACGGCGGCCAAAATGTTCCGGTCCTGATAGAATTCGCCGGGCTTATTCTTTATGGGCCCACCTTTCTCCTCGCCGATCTTGGCGACGAAGGTCATGCCCTCAAACTGTTTTAGGCTCACCGTGCGGGCTGCGCGTGCTTGCGGACTATCATCATCGGGCTTTAGACCGAACGCAGAGTCGAGAACGGCCTTGAGTGTGCGCTTATTGCTATCGGCAATCTGGGCATGTCCGTCAGTCGTTCCTTCAAGGACCAGGTTCATCCAGAATTTGCGGCCCTTATAGAGGCCGTCAGCAACGACGAATTCGCAGTCGAGCATCTCGCAGTCGCCCTGCTTGGAGCGCTTGAGCATGTTGTCCTCGCCGACCCCGCCGGCGCGGATATGCATTACGACCGTGGCAACGGTGCCGTGCGGAATCAATTCGATCTTCAGTGGCGGCGGAGCATCAGTGTAGTCATACGGCATTGGGTGCCTCCTCTATGTTTTGAGCAGGTTGCTGCTCGGGTGAAACGAGTTTGAAAGGTTTTCGCTCGCCGGGACGCACGAGCTTTTCAAGCAGCGCACCAAGGTTCGGCGGCTCGAACTGATCGAGTTTCCCGGAGCGGTCCTTGCTTGGATAACCCCAAATATTTGGATTTGTGCATACGAATGCGCGCACCGGTTTGCGGTCACCGAAATCGATCCAGGTCATGGTGACGATCTGATCAACGATTGCAGGCAGCTCGTTTTTGGTCTTCGCGCCCTCAATCTGCGGCTGCCATGTCGCAATGTTGAGGTCGTTAACGTTTTTTTCGAGTACTGCCACGAAAACGACGGTGCGACCGCGCGCGTGCTGTAGCTGGTTGAGCCAGCCCACCATGCCGCGACCGTGCAATCCGTAAATCGATCGCAGATCCTTGCGGCCGCGATCGGTGAATGCTTCCGGCTGCTGCTCCGCCCAGGTGAAGCAAAGTCGCGCGGCGGCACCTACGCTGTCGACGAATAGGATCTGATAGGACGCAAGCTGGGCGAGCTCGCTATTCTGCATTGCCTCTTTGTAGTGCGCTTCGCTGTAACATGCGGTCGGCGGCAGGGCCGGGTTGAAGCCGCCAAGCACGCACGCTAGGTCGCGACAGTCTTCCCAACGCCGCGGGCGTATGCTCGCAACCAGGAGATCGGCGACGGCGATATCTCCGGCCTCGATGTCGACAAACAGCGTCGTTGCGAGCATCTCCTGGCTCAATGTGCGCAGCAGGCTAGTCTTGCCGACACCGGGCGGGCCGACGATAAGCGCTTTCACGCCGCGTGGCTCAGCGAGCCGTTCGTCTGCAGTAATGATTCTGACGGTCATGACGCGGGCTTGCTCTCTTCATAGGATCTCTCTTGTTCAAGCTCGATGCAGCGAAGATCAAACCTACGCAGCAAAACCTTTAGCGCCTGCTGCAAACGGCGAATGCCACCGTCTGGCTCGGGCTTGAGTACACACAGGCGCAGCCGAAAGATCACGGGAGCTTTGCTGGCGGAGGCGGTGTATCGATCGGTTTGCGTGCTATGATCGGACATGTGATTGTGATCTCAACAAAGCTTGTGGCGGTTGGCGCCGTTGAACGGGTACATCCCTCAGACTGAGCGGCCGCACGGCGCCTTTCTGTTGTTCGATCCCGCCACTGACCGTCATGCGTCCCGCTCGTCCGATCTCTTATTCAGGGTGACGCGGGTGCCGCCGTCGGTGCGGGCGTCAGTAGACGCGACCGCCAACGACGAGCAGCTATGACCAAGAAAAACGCGGCATCGTGAGCTGCCTCAGCTTGTGCGACGACATCCTCGTCCATGTCGTCAACGTCGAAGTCGTCAATCCAGTCCCTTACTTCGTCCATAAGATCCACAACCTCACGGGCGCGGCCTTCCACCTCCCGCAGTGCATCTTTCAGCTCATCAGCTACGATCATTGTCATTCTCCTTGTGAAAAATCCTACCGCCGCCGGGGAGCGGCGTACCGCAGCCCTACGACCGCGGTGCGCCTTGCTTGCGGGATTAAATTCGGGCGCGAACGCCGGCGGCCAGCCAGCGATCGGGTCCGACATGATGAGCGAGAGCGGTTAGGGATTCGTCGGAGGGAGCCTCCACCAATACCGGTGAGGCGAGACGCGCAGCCGACGGGCTTAGGAGAGCCTGGAAGCTGGTGCTGTCCTGACCTGACAAGATCGCCCGCCGCTTTCCCGGAGTGAGCCTCCGCGCCGTG